TAGTGTTTTACAATGCTGCATATCGTTTGTTATTTCTTTAGCTTGGTCTGTATTAAATGTTCCTGACTTTCAGCAGTATCTATTAAAGGTTTATACGCACAGCAGATAATAGGGTGCAAGAGATCGCTAGGGTAAGTATCGTTTTTTTCATATCTATTTCTTTCTCTCGTTATAAAGTTGCTTGGTGGTATTTAATTTGATGTAATTTCCAAGCCATAACTTTTTTTTTCTCCTTGATTGCTAACAGCTTTCTTATCAAGTCCTGTTCTTTTGTTATGAACTTGTCGTACTGCATTTGCAACTTTGGAAGTTTCTTGTCCATTGTTATTTTCCTTGTTTTGAACTTCATTTAAGAAGCTATCTACATGAGAACCCATTATAGATTCTTCCTGTAAATTTTTATATCCTCTAAAGGTGTTTGAGGATTAAAGATTCTCTGAAACTTTTTAGAGATTTCTTTAGTGAATGTAGAGTTGATTGGTATTCTCATTATGCTCTCTCCATTAATTGAAATTCTTTACTGTTATTTATATATTTAATAGCATCTCTTTTTTTCCAATAAAACATATTACCAACATCTAGGTCAATTATATCTTTGTTGTTTAAATCAACTATTTTAAATGCAGTTGTTTTAGTATCTAACATATTACCCATTGGTACTTTTATTATTTTAATTCTCATTACTTCTCTCCCCATATTAAAGTTATTACTATTGATAATGCTAAAGCTAAATATAAATGTTTCATTATGCTCTCTCCTTTGTTAGTTCTAAATACAACATACTTAAACCTTGATATACTGTCCAAAAAGCAGAATCTAAATCACAAAGATATGAATTTTTATGTAATAAATTTCTAGCTTCTGTGTATTGATTTTTTTTAGCTAGTTCTCTAACTTCATTAAGAACTTTTTTTGATTTGTTTAACATTGTTCTCTCTCCTCTAATTTAATTGTTTCTTTTAGTTCTCTAATTTGACTAGGTAAAATTTTATAAATTATACCACTTGTTTCAACAACTATTCTTTTTGATTTAAATTCTAAAATAGTTGCTTTGTCATAATTACGATACATTGGAACACCTAAATAACCATTCCATTCTAAAGTAATTTTATCTCCAACTTTAAAGTGACTCATGTTTCTCTCTCCTTTGTTAGTTAATTTATTTAACATACAAATAATCTATAAAATTTGAGTTGTATTGTAAATAGCTAATAAATGGCTATTTTACTAGCTTTTTTAACTAATTTAACCCTTACAAGTTTTATTTCTTGTTTTATTTTAAAATTAAATATAAAAAACGAATCAATTAAAGATATGAATATAGATAAAAAAATATACAATGAGAGAGTCGCAAGACATAAGTATTTATTTTCATATCATAAATATAGCTGGGTAATTTTAACTCTCTCTCTAAAGTTGCCCAGTATTAACCAAAGGAAGATATGAAACAATCAAATCTATTTGATACTGACTATCCATCTTGTAACTACACCGATACAAGCCAAGAAGCACTTGCCACAATCAAGCCTAAAATAAAAACTAAAAGAGAACTTGTGTTTGAATTGTTAAAAACTCAACCATTTACTAATTATGAAATATCAGATGAATTAGAAATGCCTTTGAGTTCATGTTGTGGTAGGATTAGAGAATTACAAATTTTAAACTTGGTAGAAAATTCTGGTCTGACTAGAAAAACTAAATATGGGAAACAAGCGATAGTATGGCAAAAAAGAAAGTAGCCACAAAAGCCGAGAGAGAGCATATGAGCAAGGTTGCTAGTTTGGGGTGTTGGGTATGTCAAAGACCAGCTAACGTCCACCACATACGTCCCATTGGGACAGGAATCGGTAGAAGATCAAGCCACTATGATGTTATCCCGTTATGCTACGACCATCATCAAGGACAATTCAGTATTCATAACTGTAAGCAGCAGTTTGAAGATATGTATGGAAAAGAAACTAACATATTACAGGAAGTAAAAAAACGAGTAGCAGACATGGAACAAGCTAACGACTTGTTTAATTTTTATAACACACACAAGGGAGAGATATAATGGCAGAGCAACGTAGAGAACATTTTCATTTACATAGTGAAAATAAAGCTAAAGCATATGAAGAAAAGAAAAAACTAACCAATACAATTAAAGAACTATTGAAAAACTATAGTAAAAAACTTTAATTGAAATTATAGAAAGAGAGAGTGAATAATGGAATCAAGAAAATCAGGTTACTTTGTAGTCTATCGAGATGTTTGGAAGCATAAAGTATTTAAGAATTTAATTCAATCTAGTATTTGGCTTTATATGATTAGTTCTGCTAGTCATCAAGACAAGACTCTTAAATTTTTGGATAGTCCCATATTTGTTAAGAGAACTGAATTAATATTTCCATTAAGAAAGAACTCTACTATTTGGGGAATAAGTTACTCTGAAATGAGAACTTTTATAATGAGATTGAAAAAACAAGGCATGATTGACACTCGTTTGCACCACCTCTCGCCCAGCAACAACCACCCCAGCCGAAAAATCACTATAATAAGTGTTATAAACTACGACAAATTTCAGTACGTAGATGACACACAACCACCTACAGCCCACCTATCGCCTCATACTAATAAACAAACTACTAATAAACAAATACTAAATACTGTAATTAAAAAGTCTAGCAAGGAAGATTATGAAAAAGTAGGAGAAGAAGGTCATTACAATATATTACGAAAAAATAATAAAAGGTATTTGAAACATAAATTTAAAGATGAACCAATAAAGGCTTATTAATTATGCCATCTAAAGAATATTATTTAAAAAATAAAGAAAAAATTAATCATAAGGCTAAAATATATCGTGAAAAACATAAATTTCAAAGAAACGCATATTTTCAATCAGAATCATATAAAAAGCATAAAAAAGAATATGATAAAAATATAGACAACAAAATAAAGAAAAAATATATTTAAAAAGAAAAGAGAGGTATTTGGAAAATCCTGAAAAATTTTTAGAAAATTGGAAAAAAAACAAAGAAAAAATTAATAAACAAAGACAACAATATTTACTTAAAAACCCTGAAATTAAAGAAAAATTACGTGAAAGAAAAAGAAAACATTATTGGGATAATTTAGAATATTATACAGAAAAAAATAAAAAATATAAGCAACAAAATAAAGAAATAAGAAATAAAAAACTTTCTATAAGATTAAAAAATGATGCTGAATATAGATTAAGATGTAATTTAAAAGCTAGAATTAGATCAGCTTTAAAGGGTAAGAGTAAATCAACTAGAACTATGGAATTAATTGGGTGTAATTTAAGTCAATTAAAAGAACATTTAGCTAGTAAATTCAAAAAAGGCATGACATTTAAAAATCATAGTTATAAAGGTTGGCACATAGATCATAAAATACCTTGTGCTGCTTTTGATTTAAGATGTCCTGTTCAACAACTTGCTTGTTTTAATTATAATAATCTTCAACCTTTATGGGCATCTGATAATATGAGTAAAGGTGCAAAAATACTATGAAAGCAATACTCCGAATTTTTAAATATTGCAGAAAACGTATAATTGATTTAAGTATTGAAAATAGACAACTTAAAATGCAAATTGAATATTTAAGGGCAATACTGAACCAAGACGATAATACAAGACATTAAATGGTTAAGAAAAAGACACAGTTTAGACACATTTCAATTTCTAATAAGAAATACTACTTCTATGAAATCAAGTGGTGGGATATTTTAGGAGATTCTGGTCATGCTGGAATAAAAGAATTTGATTCTATGAAACCAGCTTTGATGACAACTACAGGATATATTTATTCTAAAGATAACAAACATCTTAAAACATTTGCTAGTTATGATGAGAACGAAGAATCTTTTAGTGATAGAAATGTCTTTCCTATTGGTTGCATTAAACATATGAAAAAGATAATAATATAAGATTATGAAAAACGACATAAATAAGGCAGAGGACACAATTAAGACAAAGTCTATGGGACGACCTAATAAAGATGTAGATGAAGATGTTATAGCAAAACTAAGTCAAATAGGTTGCACACAAGAAGAAATAGGTGCTGTTGTTGGAATATCTGCTAGAACACTACAAAGAAGATTCTCCGATTTAGTAGAGGAAAATAAAAACATTGGAAAAGCATCATTAAGAAAAAGAATGTGGGCTAGTGCTTTAAAAGGTAATCCTAATATGATGATCTGGTTATCTAAAAATTATCTAGGAATGAAAGATCGTACTGTTCAAGAAACTGTTGTTGAACCTTTACCATTAATCATAGAAGCGAAAGCAGAAGATATAGATGGCTAAACAGAACTTCACATATTACGTTAAACGAGATCAAAATAAAAAAGACCTCAACGTCATAAAAAGACTTTGAATAAAAGTGAGAAAAGAAATAAGAAACTAACAAGATATAAAGGACAAGGAAGATGATTAAAAACTTTAAAGACATTGTAATTCTATTAATAACAAGTGGTGTCTTAATACTTCTTGGTGTTATTATTGTAGGCGATTATTGGGTAGCATTAGAAGAAAATAGACCAGTAGATGAAAGTGTAATTACATTAATGAAGATGTCAGTTACAGGATTGATTGGAGTTATTGGTGGTTATATTGGTGGTAGTAAATGAGAGATAATAAAATTATAGAATCTTATTTAAAAAAGCATTGGAAAAAGATTCAAGAGATGATGTTATTTAAGAATCTTAAAAAAGAAGTTCAAATAGGTGCTAATGGAACACTAGGATATGTAATAAAAGAAGGTATAAACAAAGATAAAAAAGTAGATAAAGTATGAAGTATATAATAAAATTTATATATCATTGGTCAACCTATTTAAGTAGTTGGTCATGGCAAAAATTATATGCAGATAGAAAAACAGGATTAGGATATAAAACAAACAAAGGGAGATGATATGGAAGAAGTTGGAGAGAATACTTTTCTTAAATTGAGAGAAGAAAAATTAAGACTCAAAGAAGAATTAGAGCAAGTAAAAATACAAAGAGATATGGCATTAAGAAAACTTAAAAAATAGTGGAGATGATAAATGGAAATAAAAAGAAGTAATTTCTATCCTAATGGTGAGATAATAGATTATTCATTACCTCAATCATTTAAAAAGAGTTTAAATAAAGAGGCCTGTGGTAACTGTGGACTCTACAGTAATCGTAGATCATTCTGTGGTAGATGGGGAAGTAAAGCTGTTAAAGATACTTACGTTTGCCATGAATGGCGAAAGAGATTCTTCCAGAGATAAAACTTCAAATTTAGATTGTTGTGTGATATTTATGTCATATGGCTAAATATAAAAACAGAACTGTAAAAACTTAACAAACAATCTCGTGGAGATGTTAAGAAGTTCAAAGTATTCGTAAAAGACAAGAGTTCTGGCAGAGTTAAGAAGGTTAATTTTGGCTCTAAAGAAATGTCTATCAAGAAGAATATTCCAGCTAGGCAAAAGAGTTTCTTTGCTAGATTCAGACCTATATTGGCTAAAGTTAAAGGCCAGAAGAATTTAAGTCCAGCTTATTGGGCTATTCAATCATGGAAAAAAGGATTTAAGATATGATAGATAGATTCTTTTATAAATTCTTTGGTATGCTTGATAACTTATTTGATAAGTTTATTTCAGATGCACCTAAAAAGAAGAAGAAATAATTTATGAGAATTAATATGAACTATTATTTTACAGGACTATTGATTGTATTGTTTTGCTTATTAGCTTTATTTGTTAAACCGGCATATCCAGATTCTACTCAAACAAATAATTCAGGAAGTAATACTGCAATCGAGGGTGGATATACTTCAACTGCAACTACTAACTATGCAACAGGAAGTTCATCTAATTCAACTACAAATAGTACATCTAATTCTAATATCAAATCAGCACCACCAACAGCTTCTGCACCATCATTTTCTGCTCAATCACAAGACGTTTGTGCAACAGGAGTATCAGTAGGTATTCAGACATTTGGAACAGGCTTCTCTGGTGGAAAGACTAATAGAGATATGAACTGTGAAAGAATTAAATTAGCTAAAGTTCTATATGACTTTGGTATGAAAGTAGGAAGTGTGGCTTTATTGTGTCAAGATGAACGAGTCTTTGAAGCTATGATTAATGCTGGTACACCTTGTCCAATAGATGGCAAGATAGGTAAAGATGCACTAGCTATATGGAATAAGTATGACCATGAAAGACCTGACTATGAAACTTATGTTAAACGAATTAAAAAAAGAGAGAAGATTGATAAAAAGATAAACAAAGTAGAATCTAAAAAGCTAGAATTACATACTAAATGAGTAGAAAAACTAATACTATGTTAATAGGCTTACTAGGTACAATCCTAATGGGTTTAGCAACATGGACATTAGTTACATTAATAGAATTACAGCTTTTAGTAACCATGATTCAACAAGACTTATTTAGTATTGATAAACAATTTGGTAGGGTTTATAGTTTCATAGATTCAGTAAGGAAATAATGATTTGGATAATAACAATAATAATAGGATTTGCTTATGCGAATTATCTCTCTAATAAGTGGGCTGATACTCTTAACCCATATAACTTTAGCAGAAGAAATAACAACAAATAACCTAATCATTAATAATAATTTTGAAACAGGAAATGCTAATGGCTGGACTACTAATGGAGATGTTCAAGTATTAAGTGATTGCTGCACACTAAACAATGTAGCTAGTAATTATGATTTAGAGTTTGGAGATAGTGGTTCAATAGAACAACAATTTAATTTAACAACAGAAACCATATCACAAGCTATGTTAGATAATGGGATTACATTAGATAGCACAGTAGAAGTACAGAATGGAGAGTGTGGTGTAGCTGGTTGTTGGGGTGGTAGTGGTAATGCAGATTCATTTACAATTACATTAAAGATCAAAGATTCAGATGGTAATGTATTAGCCACAAGCACAAAAATTAGAACTGATGTAACTAATATCAATGGTGCTAATTTTACAGACTCACTTACATATAATGGAGTAGATTCTAATTTAGGTAATCTTAATATTGCTGGAACTGATGCTAACGCACCCTCAACACTAGGTGGTGCAAATGTAGATAATATAGTTGTTACTATGACTTATGATAATGAAGTTTTATCTAACGAAATTATAGAAGAAATAGAAAACATATTTGAGGAGTTACAAGAGGAGATATTTCAAGAGGTAGAATTTAAGGAAGAATTTAAGTTTGAAGAAGAATTTAAAATAGTACAAGCACCACCAATGAAAGAAGAAATAGAGATTGAAGAATTTATAGAGATAATATCTATGCCTGAAAAAGAACCTGAAATCATAGAACAAATGTCTGAAGTGGTAGAAGAAATTATTGAAGAAAAACCAGAGGAAGAAATTATAACTGAAGAAATTATCAAAGAAGCTAAAGAGGAGATGCCAGAAGAAGTTATAGAAGAAGAACCAGAACAGATAGCAGAAGAAACTAAAGAAGAAGAAGTGATAGAGGAAGCACCAAAGGAAACCACAGAAGAAGCACCTAAAAAAGAAGTTGAAACAAAGGTAGCAAGTAAAAAAACAAAGAAGCCTAAAATAGACAAGATTATGGCTAAAGTAGATGCACAAGTAAAAGATAATGCTAAGAACTTAGTTATTAAAAACATCATTAAATTAGATGCTATGCAGAACGATCAGGCTTCATTAGTTGCTTATAATAATACTACTTTTTATACACCTAAAGATATTTATTTGAATCAGATCGAAATATTTGATAATAGGTCTATATATGCTAATGTTGATTTAGTTAAATATACTGATAATGATATAATGGAGATCAAGAATTAAAAAACTAAATGAAATAAAGTATAAGAAAAGAATATTACTTTTAGAGTTAAAGGAGTTAAAAAATGGTTAAAAATATTAAAGATAATCTAACAAACATAGTAGTCATCTTAGGGCTTATAGCTTCTATTGGTGCTGGATTTACAAAGTTTGCTAAGATGGAATCTACAATAGAACAATTATCAAACAAAACTGCACCAGATATAACAGGCATTGAAACTAACGGATTTGCAATAACAGATAACAGTACAGATATAGCAGTTATAAAAGAGAAACTTAAAACACATAGTCATAATAACGATCATGCTCACGATAATACTGATGTTAAAATTCTAAAAAAAGAAATAGAAGTTTTAAAGCTAGAGATTCAAGAATTAAAAGAAGCATCTAAAAACCCACTTCAATAATGTATTATGTATTAGCCTTTGCAATCTGTTCAGCTATTACAGGAGATTGTACATCTCCTAAAGTATTACCAACTCAATTTGATAAATGGTCTGAATGTGTTATAGGTGGAAGTCAATTAACTATTGAATACACAACAAAAATGGAAGAACAAATAAATAAGGATAAACTCTATATCACTTATTTCTGTAATGAAAATATCTCTGACAAAACCCCAACTTAAAGTAAGTAGTTCTAAGGCAAGATTCAGAATCTTAATATCAGGAAGAAGATTTGGTAAAACCTATTTATGTATTACCGAGATGATGAAGTATGCAACTCAACCTAATCAGAAAATCTGGTATGTAGCACCAACATTTAAAATGGCTAAAGAGATCGTTTGGTCTAATCTAAAAGAGATGTTGAATCAGTTTAACTGGATAGAAGATATTAACGAAACTACTATGACTATTACAATTAGAAAATCCCATAGTACAATCTCATTAAAGGGTGCTGATAATTATGATGCGTTAAGAGGTAGTGGATTAAACTTTCTTATATTAGATGAGTTTGCAGATATAAATAAAAAAGCATGGTACGAAGTGTTACGTGCCTCTGTTGCTGATACATTAGGTAGAGTCTTATTCTGTGGTACTCCAAAAGGCTATGGTAATTGGTCATATGAATTATATTTAAAAGGTAAGCAAGATGATGAATGGGATAGCTACCAATATACTACTTTAGAAGGTGGTATGGTTTCAGCAGATGAAATAGAACAGGCTAAACAAGATATTGATATTAGAACTTTTAGACAAGAGTTTGAAGGCACGTTTGAAAACTATGCTGGTTCTGTTTATTACAACTTTCACCCTGTTGAGAATGTAGTTAAAAAAGAGATTGATTGGGAGAAGCCTTTACATATTGGAATGGACTTTAACGTAGACCCGATGAGTGCTTGTGTTGCACAATTAGAGCAAGATAAAATATACTTTCTTGATGAAGTAATTATTTATGGAAGTAATACAGATGAAATGGTGCAAGAATTAAGAGATAGATATGGCACAAAAATACCAATCTTTATATATCCTGACCCAGCTTCTAAACAAAGAAAGACATCTGCTGGTGGTAGAACTGATTTAAGTATCTTACAAAATGCTGGTTTTAAAGTTAAAGTTAAAAATAAACACCCAGCAATAAGAGATAGAGTCAATGCTGTAAATAGTAAGCTAAAAGATTCTACTGGAGTAAGGCATATTTTTGTTTCACAATCTTGCAAAACATTGATAAAAGGTTTACAAAGACAGATATACAAAGAGAATACAAATATTCCTGATAAGGAAGATGGATTCGACCATATGAATGACGCACTTGGATATA